TTCCCAATTCTTCCTGAATATCCAACAGCAGGTGGCGCTGGAACTGATGCCCAGACAGTAGACTTTACTTTCAAAGTAGCAAACGGAACTGTTACAGAGACATTTTCCTAAACAGTAGAAACGGGAGCAAAAAATGCAACAACAAATAACAATTAAATATGTTGATGGATCGGAAACCACTTACCTGGTTCGACCACCTGATTACGCCAAATGGGAGATGACAACAAAAAAGGTTATTTCTCAGTTTGGTGGCATGTGGGACATCCTTTATGTAGCGCATTCAGCAATGAAACGCGATGCAGGCGGCAAGCCAACTAAGACACTCGATGTCTGGATGGAATCGGTTGCGGATGTTGAAGTAGGTGAAGGAAACCCAAAAGTCATCCAAGAGGAAGCGTAAGCCGACTCTTAGTTGAACTCGCGATAGCCACTCAGATCCCTATGGATCATTGGCAAACCGCCGAGGATATTCTTACAGCGATAGAAGTATTGGAGCAGCGGAATGGCAAGTGAACTAGTAGCACTTGATCAGACTGAACTACGCCAAGTATTTAAAGCCTTAAAGAATATGGGTGAAGAGGCAAACGAAGAGGCCAAGCGCCAATCAGGCGCTTTGGCCGAATTCGCCCGGGCTGAAGTTATCCAAACTGCTAGCAGAGGTAATAACACTAAAGTCTCAGGGCGTATTGCTCAGGGTTCAAGGGTTAAGAAGTCAAGCCGTATCGGTGAGATTACTTATGGGTTCGCTTCTCAAAAGTTCTCAGGTGGAGCAACCACTAAGGATATCTGGGGCGGTACTGAATTCGGATCCAATAAGTTTAGACAGTTTCCTGTCTGGTCAGGCCGAGAAGGTCGAGGCTCAAAGGGCTGGTTCATCTATCCAACGCTTCGCAAGATTCAACCGCAAATCGTGGCTAGATGGACAGAATCGTTTACTAAGATTTTGAAGGAGTGGGGCTAATGGCAACAGGTACAAGGGCGTTAACGCTCAAGCTTCTTGCTGATGTCGATAACTTCACTAAGAATCTTGATAAGGCCGATAAAGATGTTATGTCTTTCGGCGATAAAGTTTCAGACTTCGGAAAGAAGGCTGGATTAGCATTCGCAGCCGCAGGAGCAGCAGCCGTAGCCTATGCAGGCAAGTTAGCCATCGATGGCGTTAAATCAGCCATCGCAGATGCAGCCGCTCAAGAAAAGTTAGCCCTTACTCTCAAGAATGTAACTGGCGCTACTGAAGATCAGATTGCTGCTACTGAAGATTACATAACCCAGACTTCTCTGGCATTCGGCGTTACCGATGATGAATTAAGACCATCCTTAGAGCGCTTAGCCCGAGCAACTGGAGATGTTGAAAAGGCTCAGAAATTACAGACAGTTGCCATCGATGTTGCAGCAGGTTCAGGCAAATCTCTAGAAGCCGTTACTAACGCCATGGCCAAGGCAGCCGAAGGCAATACGGCAGCCCTTGGGAAGTTAGGCATCGGACTTACATCCGCTCAACTCAAGACCATGAGCATGGATCAAATAACAGCAAAGTTAGCAGATACTTTTGAGAACCAAGCCGCCGCTAAGGCAGATACATTTCAAGGCAAGTTAACTCGACTTCAGATCGCATTCGATGAAGGCAAGGAAACCGTAGGTTCTTACATCCTTGATGCCATAACTCCAATGGTCGATGTGATCGTTAATAAGGTAATCCCAGCGATCGCAGACTTTACGAGCAATCTTGGAGACAAGCTTCGCCCGGTCATGGAATTCTTAAACCCAATTATCAATGGCCTTCGATCAGCGTTTAATTCAGTAAGGAATTCACTCAACGATAACAGCGAAGAATTAAAGCCGCTTATTAATCTATTTAAAAATGTTGCTGAGTTCTCTCGCGATGTATTAGCCCCAATCTTGGGCAAGACTTTAGGCAAAGCATTTGAAATCGTGGGAGCAGCGATAGGCGGCTTAATAGATGGCTTGGCTCGGGTAGTTTCATTCTTTGACGATCTTTACAACAAGATCAAGCGAGTAATCGAAATATCAAAGCAAATCGGATCAGCCTTAAATCCATTTAATAACGCATCCTTCGAAACTGGTGCATCTTCTCCAGCCGCTCCAATGGCTGCACCAACGCCACCGATGCCTAATGAGCCAATAGCGGCTTATCGCTATGTAAGCGGTGGAAACACAAACATCACAGTAAATGGCGCGATCGACAGCGAATCAACCGCTCGCCAGATCGTAAGCATTCTCAATGATTCCTCAGCTCGAGGAACCCTAGGAAGCGCAGCCTTCTTTTAATGACCGCTTATACCCCAGCCTATAAAGTCTTAATCGATGGCCTTGAAGCAACAGATGTAACTATTGCTAATCTGGTCATAACATCTGGCCGCACCGATATTAATACTCAGCCACTAGCAGGCTATTGCCAGTTGCAGTTGATGAACTTAGACAATTCAAGTTACGACTTTACAGTTGGCACCGGGTTAGCAGTAGAAGTAACCAATTCGGTTGGTGCTTATGTCCCGATCTTCGGCGGTTATATCTCAGATTTTACTATTGGAGTTAATCGAGCAGGCAATATCGGTTATACAACCGTTGCCACTATTACCGCTCTTGGAGCCTTATCTAAACTGCCTCGAATTATCGATGCTGGAGTTTTAAGCCAAGATCAAGACGGAGATCAGATTTACACCCTTCTTTCAGGGTATTTGCTCGGTCAATGGAATGAAGTGCCAGCAGCCCAGACTTGGGCAAATTATGACCCGACCGAGACTTGGAATGATGCGGTAAATCTAGGGTTAGGCGAAATTGATCGACCAGGGGATTATACCTTGATTGCTCGATCATCTAATAACACCGATCTTTATTCATTGTGTGCAGATATCGCGAACTCGGCCTTCGGCGTTATCTATGAGGATTCAAATGGCAATATCGGTTATGCAGACCAAACACACCGCCAAGACTATTTAGCGGCTAACGGATACACAACCTTAGATGCCAACCATGCCAACGGTTTAGGTTTATCGGCTACTACTCGAGCAGGCGATCTTCGTAACAGTTTTACTATTAATTACGATAACAACGCCAATCAGACGTATACCGCTACTGATCCAATTAGCCAGAGCCTTTACGGTGTATATGCTGAAGAATTTACTTCTAGGATTAAACATACTGCTGATGCAGAAGCCTTGGCCGATCGCTACATCGAGCTTCGAGCCAATCCTTATCCTAAGTTCCAATCCATAACTTTTGTTCTAGGTAATCCTGAAATCGATGATTCCGATCGAGATGCTTTAATCAATATCTTTATCGGTCAACCCGTCTGGATTCAGAACTTGCCCGGCAATATCACGAATGGTGAATTCCAAGGCTATATCGAAGGCTGGACATTCCGAGCGAGCCTAAACAACCTAAGCGTTACTTTCAACGCTTCTCCAATAAACTTCTCCCAAGTTGCGGTAAAATGGGAGCAGGTAAATGCAGCAGAGACTTGGAACACTCTAAGTCCAACCATACAGCATTGGTCGATCTCAAAGGCGGCACAACTGGTCAAGTCCTAGCTAAGGCTTCTAACACAGATTTAGATTATTCATGGGTTGCTCAGGATGATTCAAACGCGATTCAGAATGCGATCGTGGATGCTAAAGGCGATTTAATCTCCGCAACTGCTGCGGATACGCCAGCGCGCTTAGCAGTAGGCACTAATGGTCAAGTTCTAACTGCTGATTCAACAACAGCAACTGGATTAAAATGGGCTACCCCTGCCGGCGGCGGTAAAGTTTTACAGGTAGTAAATGCAACTTACGCGACAGAAGTTGCTTCTAGCACTAATACTTTTGTTGACACAGGATTAACCGCAACAATAACCCCAACTTCAGCCACGAGCAAAATTCTCGTAATCGTGTCTCAAATGGGTGTTTCTAAATCTGGATCAACCAGAATGCACTTAAAACTTTTACGCGGTGCAAGCGATATCTTGCAAATGAGCGATATTATCGCATATACAAACACTACGACTTTCAACAATATCGGCTCAGTCACTAGTTCTTATCTAGATTCTCCAGCAACAACCTCAGCAACAACTTATAAGACCCAATTCTGTTCAAATCAGAATACAAGCGTGGTTTATGTCCAAAATTACTCGACTAGCGCAACTAACTCAATTCTATTCAATATGATGAAGGTGTTACGCCACTTTCTAAGAAAGAATTCCTAGATGGATTTAACAAAGTCGATGCTTGGAAAGCGGATCAGGATCAAGCAAGAGAAAATGAAAGAGCCGCAATTCTAAACAGACTTGGAATTACGGCCGAAGAAGTTGCTCTCATACTTGGATGAAACCTAAATTATGCAAGGCAGGGCAACAACTTCGAGAACAGTTCGATGATTGTTTCGGCGATCGTGACCGCACCTCAGATGGCTGGATCGGTGATAGTCGGCACTCAGCTCGTAAGTCTGACCATAATCCAGATGGCGAAGGCTGGGTTCGTGCCATTGACATTGACCGGGATTTATCAGGAAAGCCAAAGCCAGACATCATGCCCGATGTGGCGGATCAACTTCGTCAGTTGGCAAAGTCTGATAAACGCATCTCGTATCTCATCTTTGACGGCAAAATTGCAAGCGCCAAAAGCGCTTGGCGCTGGAGAACTTATACTGGGATTAACAAGCATCGCCATCATCTCCATGTCTCGTTTAGCTCTAACTTTGCACTCGATTACCGAGCGATCCTCGGTTCAATCGTTGCAGGCATCTTCGGATATGCCACGCCTAAAAAATGACAGCGCAGGATTATGCTGCGCTTGCAGTAGCGATCGTGACGGTTCTGGGTGGTGTTACTGCCATGCTCAACTTCATGATCAAACACTATTTAGCGGAGTTGAAGCCGAATAGCGGTTCATCAATGAAAGATGCCGTAACTCGTTTAGAGACACGCGTTGATAAAATCTACGAAATCCTCTGCGATAAGTCACAATAAAGCCATGGCGCGAAAGAAGGCTATCGATCTAGAGGCTTATTCTATGCTCGATCAGTATTGCATCGGGCTTAATGAGTATTACAAATCCCTAAGAAGAGCAGGGTTCACGCCCGAATTAGCATTGGCTATTTTGCTTGAACCTTTAACCTACCCAGCAACGATTCTGCCAACCCCTAACTGGTTGCCTGAACTTCCTGGCCGCATCCCCTATGACGATGACGATGAGGATTAATGAAACGAACCGTAGTCATTCCAGACTTGCAATGTCCCTACGAAGATTCACATGTTGTACGCAATCTCAGTTTATTTATTAAAGCGTTTCGGCCCGATGCTGTACTTACTATCGGAGATGAAATCGACTTGCCACAAATCAGCCGATGGACAGAAAATACCCCGGGCTGGTACGAGCAGACTTTAGCTGAGGATCGCGATCGAACAGTTGATGTTCTTTGGTCGCTCTTCGAGTATTCCAAGGAAGCGCATATGGTGCGTAGCAATCATACGGATCGATTGTACAAAGTAATCATGAAGAAGATCCCAGCGTTCTTATCCTTGCCAGAATTGAAGTTTGAAAAGTTTTTGAAACTTGATGAAATGGGAGTCAAGTTCTGGACTACGCCAATGCCTATCGCTAAGGGCTGGATTGCCATTCATGGGGATCTTGGCAGCCTAAACCCTAATCCTGGCTTATCAGCGCTTAACCAGGCTAAACGGCATGGCCAGAGCGTAATCATGGGGCATACGCATAGAGCGGGCAGAAGTGCCTCTTCTGAGGCTTCTAACGGGGTTTTAAGGCGTGTTCTGCATGGAGTTGAAGTAGGACATGCAATGGATCTAAAAGCCGCCAAATACGTTTCAACGCCTAATTGGCAGCAGGCCTTTGCAATCGTCACCGAGAATGGTAAGAATGTTCAAGTTGACCTAATTTACATCGAAAAGGATGGGACATTTCAGGTGCATGGAAGGCGCTATGGCAGGTCTAGATGACTTTCCAGACATTCGCCGTTCGATCGATGATGCCGTAGACGAGGCCGAATTGTTACCGTTTCGTTATCAGAATGTGCCAAGCAAAGTCAGATAGCGATGCCATGCTTATCCCAATCCAGAGATTCTGGTAAAAGGGAGCAATATGACAATCTATGAAATCGCTTTACTAATGGTTGGCTGGTTAGCCACCGTTGTAGTGTTTTACTCAATGGGAGTAGATGCTGGCTATAAAGAAGGCCGCCGGGCAATGCGCAAGTTTTATGATCAGCGCGATAAGGTAAGAGCATGAATGCAAAAGACTATCTCGTTGAAGCAAGAGCAACTATCCAAGATCGTGGTCTGGAATACGGTCATCCGACTGACAACATGGCAAGAACAGCAGCCCTCTGGTCAACTTATCTGGAAATGCCAGTTACTGATTATCAGGTCGCGATGTGCATGGCACTCGTCAAAATAGCCAGAAGTATGGAAACTGCAAAGACTGACACTTATGTGGATCTAGCAGCTTATACGGCTATCGCTGGACAACTGCATACAGAGGAGAATGAACTTTATGTATAAGTTGGAAGATTACGAGACAGTAGCCATGCTGAATAAATGGTTTATCGAAAACTACCCAATGGGAAGGACAAACATTGTCATCACTTATCACGATGTCGAAAAGGGGATTATCACATGTCGCGCAGAAGTTTATCGCGATGCTAATGATGCTTACCCTGCGACTTCTAATATCGCTCATGGAGTTAGGGATCTTTATAACTCAAACATGCGTAGATTTTACGCAGAAGATATTGCTTCATCAAGTCTTGGAAGAGCAATCACGCTTCTTAAGGGAGGACAAACAGCAACTAGAGATGATATGGAAAAAGTCGGACAAATAGCCGACAAGCCTGCATCAAAACCTTTTGCTGAGAAGTTAGCCGACAAGATAACAATGCCGGTCGAGGATGATCCCTGGACTGTCAAGGCAGTATCACCAGCGCCTAGCGCAGCAGAAGCGGTTGCCCTAGTGCAAGAAACTTTAGGCGGATCTAAGATTGATGATGATATTCCTAGTTGCGAGCATGGAGTAATGAAGTTTCGCGATGGAGTATCAAAGAAGAATAACAAGCCGTGGGCGCAGTTCTCATGCCAAAATCCAGCAGGTGGATTCTTGGAAAAGTGTGAACCAATCTGGTTAGAGATCGACAATAACGGTAAATGGGTTAAGCAGAAAGGACGCGGATAATGAGCGGCTTGCAATTTCTTAATCAAGATGGAGAATGGGAGAAGTTCCCAACAGATGATGAGCTTTACGAAAAGGCTAAATCGCGGGAAATGCTCGATGCCATGCAAGTAAGAATTATCTGCCATCTATGCAATGAACCAGTACCTAAAGAAGAGTTAGCGTTCTGGATTCAAGGTCAGGCAATCACCTGGTCATGCAAGAAATGTCATGCGGTCAATGAGTCAAAGCCGTAAGCATCGAGGTTTTCGAACCGAGAGAGTAGTAGCAGAGTTTCTGAAACGCACCTGGGAAGGCGCTTCAGT